CAGTATTTAGACAAGCTGAGATTGACTTTAAAGACCACTTCAACATTAGTCGCTATGACTTGCTACCGAAAAAGTTTGCAGATGCAGCCTTGGCCTACTGGATGACTTGGGAGCCAAGCACCAATACTAAGATGAAAATCATGAAATTGAACTCATTTGACGAAGGGTAGGAAGGGGAAGAAGATGGACAATGTTCTACTTTCACTATCTGAATGGATTAAATCCATTATCAAGGACACAATCACAAGGCTGGTTGAAATAGAAAAAGATAGCGACCATTATCCAGAGTTGATGGATGTGAGCACTACCTGTGAATTTCTAGGAATTAAGTATGACACATTTTCAGATAATTATCGTTACATGAAGGGGTTCCCAAAGGAATTACCTGGTAAGAAATGGTCAAAAAGAGCCATCAAAGAATGGCTCTCTAATCAAATATAATAACTTTACTAAAAGGCTTCTGGACAAGGTCTTAGCAAAATTATTTGACTATATTATAGCACAAAAAGAGGATAAAAAACATGAACAATTTACAAATTATCGCAGTAGGCACAGTAGTATCAGTGGTCTTGATTGAATCGCTGATGATGAATATCAAGCTAAAAATGGCAATGAGACAGAAAAAGAAGATTCAATTTCAAGCGCCACAAGTTGAAAAAGGGTTTATCGACTTTAAAACAGGTCGCCGTGTGGATATTGATCCCGTGACACGAAAAGAAACATTTGTGGATTAAAACGGAGGGTATCAATGGTAGTTAAAAACAAGCGATACTACTGGATTCAACTAGCTCAGGATTTTTTCAAGTCTAAAGAAATGAAATTGCTTCGTAAGATTGCAGGTGGCGATACGCACACTATCATCTATCTCAAAATGATGTTGATTAGTTTAGAGGATGGCGGGCACATCTACTATGATGGACTTGCTGATAATCTAGCTGAAGAAATCGCTCTTGTTATTGATGAAAACGTTGAAGATATCAAAATTACATTGATTTTTTTAGAAAGCAAAGGATTGCTGACTAGAAAAAATGACAGAGATTATTTCTTAGAACAGGTTCCTGAGATGGTTGGGAGCGAAACGGCGAGCACTCGCAGAAGTCGTAAGCACAGAGAGTTGACAGCGTTGCATTGCAACACCATTGCAACAACTTGCAACGGAGATATAGATATAGATACAGATATAGATATAGATATAGAGAAAGAACATAATAAGATGACGGTCATTTCCAGTTTATCTGAAAATTTGAAACATAGCGGTATTCGGCTTAACAATAAACAACATCAACAGTTGTTGGATTATGTGGGACTTGATGGAATGAGTTTTGATATGTTGAACCGTGCAGTGGAGATAACTTCTGAGGTTTATCAACCTAGTTTCAAGTATCTGAGAGGGATTCTTGAAAATTGGAAAAAGAAAGGTTTTACAACTATTGAACAGGTAGATGATAATGACCAAAAATATAAAGATAGCAAGAACTCCCATCTTCAAGGAAGACAACGAAATGATAAAAAATCAGAGCAGGAGGTAAAAGACGAATGGGGGTTTTAGAACTTATCAAGCAATTTGAAGAGGAATTTTATCCTATAAGTGAGGAAAAGAAGACTTTGCTTATAAAACAACCCCTTTCAACTGTAACAGCTTGCTTGTCTGAAATGGCTAGCTGGCACGAATGCGGAGGTCGTCTGTCATGGTAGACAATGTGTTTGAAGAAATTGCCTTATCTTATCGCAGGAATACAGAACAACAGGAAGAGCTTTGCGAAAAGCACAACATTCCTTTGATAAAAATATTGAGGACTGAAAGTGTTGTGTGTCGTATGTGTGAATCTGAACGGATCCATGAGGAGAATCAAGCAAGAGTGAATGAACTGGCCGACGCTGAGAGTGAGCGAGAAAGGAAGTACTATCTAGAAAAGTTCTCTCTTTACGATGAGGTTTTGAAAAATGCGACTTTGGACAATTTTGAGACCCCAACCGAAAAAGAAGCGGAAAAGCTAGCTTTTGCAAAGAGGATTTGTCGCGAGTGGTCTGAGGGTGCTAGGAACAACATCGTGCTACAAGGAGAACCTGGGACAGGCAAGAGCCATTTAGCCTTTGCTATGGTAAAAGCTTTATCTGAGTACACGAAAGAGATTGCAATATTTATCAATGTGACGGACTTGCTGATGAAGATTAAAGCTGATTTTAGTCAGGAAGAGTTTCTGGTCAACAAGATTGCTAGCGCTAAGTTCTTGGTTTTGGATGATTTGGGCATGGAGAAGGATAGCGAATGGTCGTTTACTATTCTCTACAATATCCTGAATAAGCGTTCAAATACGATCATTACCACGAATTTGATTTCTGCTGATATTCAGAAAAGATATGGGAGACCCTTTATGTCCAGACTGATGAAGGGTGTGGATAAAGACCATTTGATGGTTTTTAACGACTTGACAAACAAGCGGAAGCAATATTTTTAGAATGGAGGTGGCTGATGTTTATTTTAAGACATGGGACAAGAGAGGATAAGCCGTTTCTGAGATCCGTAGTTATCGGAGTGACTGGCTTGGACATTTCATGTTCCGAGGAGAAGAAAGCCATGCGGTTTGTTTCTCGGGCGGCTGCCTTACAGGTTGGTAAAGCATTGAGGAGTTCCTTTGGGAACTTTTACCCAGTTGAGGTGGAGTGATGATTGGGGGTATCGATCATTAAAAAAATGACAGTTTGGGCGCTTTTTGATAGTGGGAATGGTTCTTACTTCAAGGGTGCTAACTCTCTGAATAGTTCGGGGGGACGAATATTGAAATCTATTCAATCGGAATGGATATAGAAAACAAGAACAATCATTTCATAAATTTGGACCTTGCTGACTTTGGGCGCCTTTTTGGAGACAACACACTTTTTGATGTGTTAGACAAATTACCAAAACCTGACCTTATAATAGCTAGTCCACCATGTGAATCATGGTCAAATGCTTCTGCGATGGAAAACGGAAATGCGTGTTGGAAACGCAATGATG